GATTGTAAAGTCGTATCTTACCATCCCATATCTTGTTTCGATATGATGGCATGAAACGATATCCTGGAACAAAGAATGTGAAAAAATCACTTAGTTCTCTTGCGAGTCCAGGTTCGGCTTGCACCGTCATGAACACTTCATTCTTTTTGTCTATTAATAATGTATCATGTTCGTATAGCATTGTACCAACATTTCGGGCTCGCCCATACGTTATCTGCACTAATCCAAAACTCTGAAAAGCATTCACCTACTGCTCTGGCGACACCTCCCCAATTTAGATCATGTCCAATAATCAATCCATTTTGATGCACTTTTGGTTCCCATAATTCAATATCTCTTTTGACACCCTCATATGTATGATCGGCATCTATAAACACAAAATCTAAATGACCATCAGGAATATCTTTATGTGCTTCGTCTGTTCTCTTAAAAATCATTCTCGATCTATCAGGATATTTCGATTGCAGTTTTTCAGCATTTATTTTTCTGTTTTCTTGTCCTTCAGCATATAAACCTCCCTCATATCTTTCAAGTTCATTGCCTTCAACTTCATAACTATCAATACCATACAATCTTAACAATGGATTTATTCTCATTAAATTTGTATAATTAACAGCATCAGCAACACCTAACTCTGCGCCTATTTGAAAGTTAAACAACTTAATATATCCTGATATTACATCCCATCTTTTCTCTTTGACAGGAGGTATAGTAATATATCCTCCCATTTTTACTGCATCGTTAGGCGTTTTCAATTAATTTCACCCATTCTTTTGTAATTTTTTGAGGATCAAATTTACTCATATCAACTGATGTTTTTTGATCCTGTATGTCTATCATCCAACTGGCAATATCTTGCATTTTATGATGCTTATCAATTAACATATTGTGTTTGTCGTGAAGAATTTCTTCGCCAGCATCTCCTTTATATGTAAGAACAGGAACACCCAATTGATTTGCTTCTAGATAAACTAGACCAAATGTTTCTTGAGGTAATCCAGGCCGAAAAAGACAGGCGGCTTTACTCAACTTAGTTAAAGCATCTGCGTACTTCATTTCACCAAAAAATCTTATAGGGTATCCATTGTTATTAACTTCTACAATCATTTTTTCGCAAATCTCAACGTCTTTTTTTGATCTTTGTGGCGGTATAGAAATGTGAAAAGGTCTTCTGGTCAATCCTCTTTCATATAAAGATATGTACATAAGCACGGCTTCTTTCATACCTTTACCGAATGCACTCATCCAGTACAGATAGTCCTCTCTTGTTTCTTGAGGTTGAACTACAAGTCCTTTCGGTATCATGTAATATATCACTCTGTCATCTGGTAATTTTGTGACCCTGTGACTAAACGGGTTATCTTTATATACATAATTTTGTACCGCTTTTGAATTAAAAATTCTTGGATAATCATTGTTAGTTAAATGAAACCAATTATGAAACCAACAAAATGTTTTTTCTGCACAATTTGCTTCTATTGGTGATAATGGAGGAACATGTATATTATTCATTTGATAATTACCGTGAAAATTTCCATAGTAACCAAAATGATTTGCCATTAATCTCACTTTAGAATAATCGTAATAATGTCTATACACATTTAAGTGTTTTACACCATTGATAACTTTATCGGTACCATCAGTGATAGAATGCACTAGAGCAACGTCTAAACCCTCTTTTGCTAGTGCTTCCGCTACACTGATTATTTGTCTTTCTGTGCCACCGATTGACCCACCGTCTCTCGGATCTAAATGACAATTTGTTATAACTAATAGATCATACATCATATCCCCATAGTAAATTTCTTCCAATCAATTGCATTTTTTATTTGAAATCCTCTTGTATTTAATCCCTTAATTATTGATTCTAAATATTCTATTTTTTCTTTTTGATACGATATTTTTTCTGATATCTCTAAAATATCTTTATCAGATTCAATAAACATTTCTAAATCGTGACGATTCTTTTTGATGTCAAGATCAAATACATGCCATTCTAAATTTTCTAATGTTTCTTGATCAAGTTTTCCTGTATAGTATAACCACTTCAGTCTGCGTAACTCTTTCTGCTTTGAATACATTCGCACGAGTTTGAGTTTTTCATCTGAAAATATTCTATAATATTTGTGATGTAGTTCAGGAATTTTGAGAGATTCATTATCTAATTCTGTATCATCAATTTGACTGTCACTGGACCATGATTCTTGTATTTCTTCTAATTTCATCAAACCTCATAATTAATGTTCTCCAATCAATCGTTCTATATTATATATTGTGTATGCAAATGTAGCATCTGCGGTAATATAATCCACTTCGGCTACAGATGAATCCATTTGTATTCCAGATAATGTTACCGGCCATAAATTTTGAAATGTGACTTTTATTTGTACATTCTTATGACTCGTAAGAATCATAAGAATACCGTCTGAATATCTATCACCGAATGGTTTTAATCCTGAATTTGTGCTTGCTAATTCAGCATATTCTTCTTGACTATTTGGATAACCTAAACCAAACATCCAATTTTTCATCTCAAGCCAATTTTTCAATTCCTCATCAACAACAAATCGTATAGTTAATTCTTCGAATAAAATTTTATCGCCTGGAGTAGGTATGTCTCTAAATGGATTTGGTTGTGTCGCTTCACCCAATGTGAGACCAGGTAAGGTTGCTGATTGACAGAAAAAATTTACATTGGGTAATTTATCAACTTCAAACTTAAACCCTACTGGGTTAAAGTAATTAAAGTTTTCTGGTTGATTTGAGAATGATGACATAATTCTTTATAAGTAATGCTTGGAATATTTTCAAGTTCAGGTCCATAATCAATAACTCTTCTTATATTTATATTCGGATATAATGTCGGTAGTTGATTAAAAATAATTACCCAACCTTTTTCTTCAAAATGCTCTTTATTAGGATCATGATATCCATGAGTTCCATCATACAAATTATTTCTTTTTCCAAAAATATCGAAACCTATCATGTATATATCTTCTTCTGGATACAATTCATACGCTAATCTACAAGCATTGAAACCTGTGTTAAACATTAAAATTTCATCTGTTTCTATCCAACTTGTTTCTTTGACCTTATGATTTTTAGGTAACCATGTTAAGAATGGTTCTTGTTCGTTCATACCATGCACAATAAATTCAGTTGAATCTTTTTTTTCATTTTCAGTTATGTTAGTAAGACCCATTTTTATACTAAAATATAGATCTTCAGACAAATGTTGTATCTCACCTTTCAATAGATAAACTTCATTATATATTGAATAATCAGATGATAGAATTTCATGTAGTATGATTGAGTCGTTAGAAAATAAATGATCAGGAGTAAAATCTCTATAAAGAGCATTGCATCCAATAATTTTACCATGTTGTTTGAGAACATCTAAATTTACATTTTTTCGTGAAGCACCATTACCAATTACAAATATCATTTTTTGACCGGCTTTTTGGGTGATTTTTCCATCCGGATTTTGGAGGGGGTATTTTTGTTTGACATCACCAAGTTTTCATAAAAAAAGGGGACCCTCGTGAGATGGATCCCCTTTCAACTATAACTTAATGTACAAGAAAAATTACATCAAGTTATTTACACGTACAAGTCTGTAATAGACGTTGCTTTGTGCGGACGAAGAATCTGGTCCGCCAATATCGTAATCTGCGACACCACTTCTGGCTGTTGCGCCTTGAGCGAATGGGTTTCTAACCATTCCATATCGTGTCTTAAATCCGATTTTTGGTTGAAATGTATTAGTATCAACCGCACGTACCATCTGCAATGGAACATATGGGCAGTAGAAGATACCTGCATCATAGGCAGATGTACCTTTATAACCTACTACGAACCAGTTTGTTGCACTTGCAACGGCATATGGGTCAATATAAACACGATAGCGACCATTGAGAACACCGACAAAAGTATTACCAGTGTCATCTGGGCTAAGATTGTTGCTATCAAGAGCAGGTGTGTAATCGAGAACACCAGCCATTTGAAGTGCAGAAGCAACATCAGAAGAAGTAATGATAATGTTACCTTTACCTCTACGTGTGTCTTTTGCGATAGCATTTGCTTCACGCTCGATCTGGAACATGAGACCTTTGAATTTCTCAACTGACCAACGACCGTTAGAGTCAGTGTCAAGGTCAAAGATACCAGCGGCGGTTGTGTTATGTTGTGCGCCAATTTTGGCTTCACCGTAAATCTTACGTACAACTTCTCTATTAATTTCAGCAAGAATTTCTGCTGAGAGAATGTTGGAAAGTTCTGTTTCAGCATCAAGACCATGAACGGCTTTAAGATCCTGAGCAACTTCCATTGTGTAGTCTGCCTTCAAGGCTCTTGACTTAGCAGTTACACTCAACTTCTCAATACTGAATGACATGTTTTGTGGTGTCAATTCTTCTGCCGCATTTGTTGGCATACCACCACCAGTGTCAAGATAAGATGTGTTACCTGCGGCGCCACCAGTAGCAGAACCATTAGCAACAATCATAAGACCTGGGTTGAGAGAAGTAGTGTCTGTAACGGAGTTATTACCAGAGTATGCAGGTGTAACTTCGTTATAGAATGTTTCTGTTTGTGATCCAGAACCTCTCTTAGATCTCATCGCAAAGATAAGACCAGTAGGACCTGTCATTGGTTGCACACCACAAATGTCATATGCAATCAAATTAGGCATTGCTCTTCTTACGAGAGAGATAAGGATTGGGTCAAATTTTGCAACGTGACCACCACTGGCTGCTCCGTGAGCGGCTGGAGTATCTGGCATAGTACCAGCACCAAAACCTGCCTCTGTCAAGAAATTTTGTGAAGCAAGAACTTCTGCGTCCATGCTTTGTGCTTTTTCTTGGTTTTCTAACAAAAGAGTTGTTACTGCTCTTTTGTATGGGTCCTTGATATTACCCAAATCTGGGTGCTCAAGAATTGGACCCCATTTTTTTTGTAGTTGTTCAGACAAATACATATTTACTTTCTCCTATAGGGTGCGTTAGGATTATTTTTTAATTGTTCTTGAGATAGCCGAACTATACCATTTCATAGTGTCAGACATTTCTGCCGTCTCTTCAACTTCTTTGGCTTCCTCTTCAGTTAATACTTCAGGTTGTGAATCATCATTTGTTGATTCTTCAGAAGCAACTGAACCGTTTGCAGGAAAATAATTTTCTTTAATTACCTGCAATTTTTCTGCATACTCATCCTCGCTTTCGAAATCTACAGTCTCAGCAAGTTTCTGCATTTTTTCAACTTGAACATCTGTAAGATCTTCAGAAATGTTTGCAATAGCCTCAAACTTTTTATACTCTTTAAGTTCGCTTTGCATATCTACATTCTTTTCCATCTCTTTGTTCAAGGATTCTTCAAGGTCTTCAACCTTAGCAAAAAGATCATCAACAAGATCAACCTTTTCTTCTGGAATGTCAATATAATGTTCGACAAAAAGATTTTTAAGACCAACCATGAAATCTTCAACGATTTCAGATCTAATTCCTTTTTCGATAGCCAATTCATTTTCTTGCATCCACTCTTTGACAACGTAATTCAAATAGTCATCAACTTTCTTGACCATTTCTTCTCGTGTCTCAAGAATGCTTCCTTCAAGTTCAGTTTTATACTGCTCTTCAAGTGCCTCTACTCTTGAATTAACTTCTTCATTTACTTTGGCGAATACGGCGGCTTCAAAAATTGTGGCTGCCTTTTCTTTAAATTCTTCTGATAACTCTTCGCCCTGAATCAAAGCCTCAACATCAGATTTAACATCGATTTGATACTCTTTCTTCAATTCGTCAAGTTCGTCTTCTGAAAGAACTTGAGTATTCTCGTTCTCTTCTACAGTTTCTTCACTTGATTCTTCTTCAGAAAGTGCCTTGCGAACTTCTTCAATCGAATCTTTGTCCATCTCTTGTAATAGGTCATAGATATCTTTAATCATGCCCATACGTGTTGCTGATTCTGACATTTTTCCTGACTTTGCTTTACCCACGCTAGATGCGTAGTTAGGTTTAGTTGTTGATTTACCTCCATCTTCTGCACCACTCATAGTGGGATCTGCTCCAACTTCTTGTGCGCCTTGGTCGGCTGCCAAAGTTGGCATAGAATCTTGAGGACTTGCTTTATCCAAAGATCTTTTGGCGGCTGATACACCAGTCGCTCCAGTATTTGTTTTATCTGTGGATGATTGACCTTGACCAGGTGTCGATAACTCTTCAAGTTCGACCTGATCTTCTTCTGAAACCTGAACTTCAGTTTCTTCTTGCACTTCTTGCTCCTGCTCCAGAATTTCTTTCTTTGACATAGAAACTCCTATATTTTGAGAAAATCTCTGTTTATATTTATAATACCTAAAGTTTAGAAAGAAAAGAATTAAATGCTTTTAACTTGTTATTATCAAGATTAATAGCAGGACTTCTCTTAATACTTTCTTTAATCTTTGCGATAGTGGCCTCTTTAACCACACCATTATCCCAAATCCACTCTTTACCTTCCATAATACCATCAACAAACGCATCGGGAGCAGAAGGGTCTGCTACAATGTCTGCGGCGGTCGCCAAATAAAAATCATCTTTGACATAGTTAGCACCACCTTTTTCTTCAAGAGAACCCATACCTCTTGAAGATACACCTAATTTAGCACCCTCATTAATTAAATTTTTAACGATGTTGCCGTAGGGTGTGTCCATAATTTTTGCTTTACCTACAATATTATTTCCGTCTTCTTTTAGTTCTTTAATCATATGCGAAACTCGCTCAAGGTTTATTGTAGGTCCTTCTGGATGTCCGAGTTCGCCAAATGCTCTATTCTTATCTACATATTCGTTACGATATCTATTCACTTCATTAAAAAGAATAGGTTTGCTATAAATTCTTCCATTGCGATTTTTTGTTTCACTCATCATGAATACACCATTAATGTACATGCTCTTTTTATCTCCTGTACCCTCAACAATATATTCAAGATCTTCATTTATTTCTGTAATAAGTTTCATCTTCTTCTCGCAATATCTAATTTACGTTTATCTTTAACTTTTCTTTTTGTGAATCTTTTAATAGCACTTTGTTTTGCCTTATTTTCTAATTTTTGATCAACCATTTTTTTCATACCTATCGACATTTTTCTATATGACTTGCCTCCAGAGACTCTTTTTTTCATATCATCTCTTGCACCTTTTCTTGCTCTGCGACCAAGTCTTCCCATGTCCGCTTTTCTTCTCGCTTGAATTTTTCTTTTTCTCTGAATTCTATGTTGAAATCGTTTCATTCTTCGAGAAAGTTTCATTCGGTCTTGTACATTTAAAACTCTCTCGTCTAAAGTTTCTCCTGTATGAGGATCAACTTCAACTGGTTCTTCTATTTTTCCATCGAAAAAATCTGTGAATTTTAACATATTAACCTTGTAATGTTACTTCGCTTACTGATGCTTTACCAGTACCAGTGGTGGATTCTATACCCATCTTATATGCTTTTCTCACTGTACCTGAAGTTTCGTTTGCTATTGACCCACCTGAAGATGCTACTGTGAATGCACTTGAATTAGTAACGGCAGTAACGGTAGGTAATGCACCACCTGAAACTGTATAAGAATCATAATTTGTAGTGTTCTCAAAAATAACAAGATCTCCTACAACAAACGCATGTGCAGTTCCATTATCTGGTTGATTTAATATAACTGTTGTTGAACCTGAACCAGGATCTGTGATGCTCGATATCTCACCTCTGATTGTTTCTACTTTAATGTATGCAGGGTCTCCGTTAAGAACTAATAGATTATTTACGTCAGCCGTAACATCGGCGGCTTGACTTACAATATTAACATACGCATCAACAGTGGTTGTAATTCTTAATACACTCGCATGACTTTTTGGTGCAAATGCTCCTGTTGATGCTGAAGTTGTTGAAACCGCCGCTACGTTTGCTAATGCGGTATAACTTACAGGTCTAAATGCGGTACTCATGTTTTATCCTTATGCGGTTGCAAATGATGCAACTTTCCAAAAACTGGTTTTACTTTCTACTAGATTATTTGAAAATTTTTCTTTATTAGCATCATTTAATTTTAAATATGTTTCGTAAATCTTTTTTGAAATTCTAGAATTCACAATAATCTCGTAGTCATCTCTTGTTCTAAATTTAAAAGATGTATTTTCTTTAATACTTCTTTTGATAGCAGGTAAAATATCATCTAGATTATGAACTTCGTTGAAACCCATTTCATAAGGATCTTCATCACCCTCAAAGGCATTATCTTGATCTGGATATTGCATTTCATATTCAAGATAATGTTTTACTGAACCAATATAATCGGCCGCTTTTGCTATCTTTTCTTGCACCCATGATTCCATCTCTTGATAATCATGAAGCATCTCAAATAACTCTCCTGAGTATTTATGTAATTTATAAAGATTTTGCTTTGCCATTCGACCCTCATAATCATTATAGTTCATTTTCACATTCTCTGGTGCGTATTCAGGATGTGCTAATGGGTCACCGCAATGCTCTGATATTTGTTTTCTATAGATATTTTTTAACCTTTTCATCGTAATTATATTTATATGTTTTAATTATTCATAATCAATTTTCTATTTCTTCCATCAAAAGTTTATAATATTTACCATTACTATGATTATAAACTCTCAAATATTCATTTTGTTCATCAATTGTAAAGTGACCATTGTCGTTTTTCATAATAATATCGCCCGTATTTAATGCGGCAGAATGTAATGTTGTGAATCGTTTAACAGAAGATCCTAATGCTCTTGTGTTATCAGCATCAGGAATTATATCAGCATTTAAATTTCCAAAATCAGACGAACCAAAAGTTACAGTAACATAACCTGTTTGTTCTTCTGCGAATACTAAAATTACGTTATTATCATCAACATAAGAAACTGTTTCAGGATTAATGACTTGATAAGAAAAATTAGTGGCAGAAAATACAATCGGTCTCATATTTAAATTGTGATTTACTGCCCATCTTCTAGAAGGTGTCGTTTGTGTATGTTGAAATGTGCCACCGTCTCGACCTGATGTTCCTGAACTTCCTGTTGAGCCTGCACTTCCTGTTGATCCTGTGCTTCCTGTACTTCCTGCACTTCCTGTTGATCCCGTGCTTCCTGCAGATCCTGTTGATCCAGTTGAACCTGTACTGCCTGCTGATCCTGCCGAACCAGATGAAGACTGACCAAAAGTTACTGATACAAAACCTTGTCTTGGTTCAGGAAATGTAACTTTTATTATTCCTGTTGATACTAATTGCAGTGTTTCAGGATATATTAATTTATAATCTTGATCAAAAACTGTAACTGCGGCGGCTTGAACACCCATGCCATGATTTACTGTCCATATCTTCGATGCAGTGCCTTGCGTATGAATGAATGCACTACCATCTTGACCTGATGTTCCTGAAGACCCTGCACTACCTGCTGACCCTGTGCTTCCAGATGATCCTGCTGAACCTGTTGTTCCTGCACTACCTGCAGAACCTGCACTACCTGCAGAACCTGCCGACCCTGCTGATCCTGTACTGCCTGCTGAGCCTGTGCTACCTGCTGAACCAGATGAACCTGTAGTGCCTGCTGATCCTGCCGAACCTGCTGAACCTGCTGAACCTGCCGACCCTGCTGATCCAGTTGAACCTGCACTACCTGTGCTACCTGCAGAGCCTGAAGATCCAGTCGTACCAGACGATCCTGCTGAACCTGCACTGCCTGCGGACCCTGCTGATCCAGTTGAACCTGCACTACCTGTGCTACCTGCAGAGCCTGCACTACCTGCTGAGCCTGCACTTCCAGCCGACCCTGCACTACCTGCAGATCCTGCTGATCCAGTTGAACCTGCACTACCTGCTGAACCTGCACTTCCAGCCGATCCTGCACTGCCTGCAGATCCTGCACTACCTGCCGAACCAGCGGACCCTGCTGAGCCCGCAGAACCTGCTGAACCAGATGAAGACTGACCAAAAGTCACCGATACAAAACCTTGTCTTGGTTCTGGAAGTACGACTTTCAAAGTGCTTGTTGATATCAGTTGAATCGATTCAGGATATATTACTTTATAATTGCTATCATATACTGTGACTGCGGCCGCTTGCACTCCCATACCATGATTAACTGTCCATATTTTTGAAGCGGTACCCTGAGTATGAATGAATGCACTGCCATCCTGACCTGATGTACCAGATGAACCTGCACTACCTGTTGAACCAGCGGACCCTGCTGAACCTGCACTACCTGCTGACCCTGCTGAACCTGCACTACCTGCTGACCCTGCTGAACCTGCACTACCTGCTGAACCTGCACTGCCTGCTGAACCAGCGGAACCTGCTGAACCCGCTGAACCTGAGGTGCCTGAAGTTCCAGAAGAACCTGCAGTACCATCAATACCTTTATCGCCTGTTCTAGAGAAAGTTGCGATAACATCTACATTATCACCAAAAATACCATTACCATCACCATCGATAAATGTTACATGAACAACATAATGATTAGTATTATCGTTTGTAGATGTTATAGAGTATATGTTGAAGACCGAAGCATCTGATCTTTGAGATATTTTTACATGTCCTTTTATTGTGCTTGTTGAATCATCTATGACTTGTAAAAAATCTGCAATATTTGTCCCATCAGCATCCGTCTCACTGATAAACATATTGAGACTTGGATCAGTAAGATTCTGATTAAATCTTAATTCACCTGATGCAAGTGGGTTTGTTGTATTATCTAAACTAGGTACTAATTGAGATGTTCTAAAACTATATTTAAAGGCGGCACCACCAAATGAACCATCTGATCCAGAAGTTCCTGATGAACCTGCCGAACCAGAAGTTCCTGCTGACCCTGCTGAACCAGTAGTTCCTGCTGACCCTGCCGAACCAGAGGTGCCTGCTTCTCCTGATGAACCTGAAGATCCTGATGAACCTGTCGTTCCAGAACTACCTGATGATCCTGCAGATCCTGTTGAGCCTGCACTACCTGCACTACCAGAAGTACCTGTAGCAACACCATCTACTCCATCGATACCTGATGTACCTGAAGAACCTCCTGAACCTGAAGATCCTGCAGTTCCTGCAGAGCCTGCACTACCTGATGAACCTGACGATCCTACAGTACCTGAACTACCAGATGATCCTGAACTACCTGCTGATCCTGCAGTACCAGATGAACCTGCACTGCCGGCGGACCCTGCTGATCCTGCAGTTCCTGCATTTGACTCTCTCGTAAAAGACACCGCAAGTAAATCATTTGCATCAAACCCATAACCTGCATTACCTGCAGATCCTGATAAGTATGAAAGGGATGAATTTTTGAAAAATAGACTACCATCAAAAGAAGATTCTGTAAAAGCAGTGTTTGTTGAAAATACAACATATTTACTTTCATCACCAATTTTGGTGATTTTCATTATAAACTTAGTTTCATTTGTAGAATCATCGATAAATCTAAACAGACCTCTTAAATCTACTCCGCCATTTTCTTGTGAGTTAAAAAATACTTCAGTAGCAGAACCAAGATTTGTATTATTAAACTTTAGATTACCTGCACCAGGATAAGTTAAACTTTCTCCAGATGTGTTTGTATCTACATCAAAACTATATTTTACAGAACCTGATGCTAATGCACCATCAGCACCTGAAGTTCCAGATGAACCTTGACCAAATGTAACAGAAGAATATCCTTTTTGTAGTTCTGGCCAAACAACCTTTATCTGATTGTTATTAATAAACTGAACAGATTCAGGAACAATTACTTTATAATCTAAATCTGTGAATACTATGTTAAGAGGTGCAGTTTGTAATTGATGATTTATTGTCCATACAAGTGATGCAGTTGTTTGAGTGTGTATATACGTGCTACCGTCTCTACCTGAAGTACCAGAAGATCCTGCACTTCCTGTTGATCCTGCTGAACCAGAGGAACCTGCTGAACCAGTCGATCCTGCACTACCTGCGGACCCTGCCGACCCTGCACTACCTGCGGACCCTGCCGAACCAGCGGATCCTGCACTACCTGCAGACCCTGTGCTTCCTGTCGATCCTGCTGAACCTGTTGTTCCTGCACTACCTGCTGAACCAGCGGAGCCTGCTGAACCTGCTGAGCCTGTGCTACCAGTTGATCCAGATGATCCTGCTGAACCTGTTGTACCAGCACTTCCTGACGATCCTGTTGTACCAGAAGACCCTGCCGACCCTGCTGATCCTGCATCACCTGCTCTAGCAAATGTAAGAAAGTAATCTCGTTGATCAATAAGACCTGAATTACCTGCAGTTCCTGATGTACCTGGTGCGCCTGACAAATATACAAGATTAAATTTAAAATAGTTTCCATTGACTGCATCTGTCACTTCTGTCAAAGCGCCAGATATTGCATACATAACATATTCAGTCGGATCCTGATTGTTTGTAATTTTTACGTGTCCTTTGATTGGACTTGTAGAATCATCAACTGTTACTAGAAAGGAATTGATGTTTGATCCGTCTTCATCTGTTTGATGAATAAGAATCATATCTGCGTTTTGAGGTGTAGTTCCTGCAGTACCTGATGCTCCTAGTGCAGTTTGAGATATTCTAAACTCACCAGCACCTGGGTTTGAAGTGTAATCAAAATTCTTTTCGTATTGATACTTAAATGATGCTCCGCCAAAACTACCATCAGATCCAGATGTACCTGAGGTTCCTGCTGAACCTGCACTACCTGCGGACCCTGTGCTTCCAGATGATCCTGCTGAACCTGTAGTACCTGCTGACCCTGCGGACCCTGCGGACCCTGCCGAACCTGCTGAACCTGCTGAACCAGCGGTGCCTGCCGAACCTGCACTACCTGCGGACCCTGCAGTTCCAGTTATACCAGAAGAACCTGCAGAACCAGCGGTGCCTGCTGAACCTGCTGAACCTGCACTGCCTGTGGATCCTGCTGAACCTGTAGTACCTGCCGAACCTGCGGACCCTGCCGAGCCTGCTGAACCTGCACTGCCAGCCGAACCTGCACTACCTGATGATGATTGACCAAAAGTTATAGAAGCAAAACCTCCAATGGCTTCAGGAAAAACAACTTTAACTGTAGATGTGCTTACTAACTGCGTTGATTCAGGAAAAATTATTTTATAATTGTTATCATATACTGTAACTGCGGCGGCTTGAACACCTAAATTATGATTAATAGTCCAAATTTTTGAAGGAGTTCCTTGTGTATGTACAAATGCACTACCATCTAAACCTGATGTACCAGATGAACCTGCACTACCTGCTGAACCAGCGGACCCTGCCGAGCCTGCAGAACCTGCTGAACCAGCGGACCCTGCTGAACCAGCACTGCCTGCGGTTCCTGCAGTTCCAGTATCACCTGTTCTTGTAAAACTAAGTATGATAAATTCATCATCTGTAAATCCAGGATTAGAATCAACAATATGTTCTACATCTACTGTAAAAAATCCAAACGTATTATCTTCACTTAGAGTTAAAAATCTAAAAACTGCAAATTGTGTAGGATCATTTTGTCTTGTAAAAGTCATGTGCCCCTTTACATCTGATGTCGAATCATCAAATGTTCTAATTAGGGCTTGCATGTCTATATTTTGTCTAGATTCATCACTCATGTAAAATTTTGTTACATGAGCCATTGAGGCATTGTCAAATCTGAAATCACCTAAATCGTAGGGTTTTACATCTACATACCAATAATCTCCAACAGTATGTCCAGTAGTTGCGGAAAATGTTATTGTTATACCTGTTGAACCCAATGTAGTAGGACTTGTTGAAGTATTAACTCCAGTTGCTTGTCTGTAAGCAACATCTGGAGCACCTCCTGCACTTGCTGGTTGCAAATACCATTCAAAAGTATCAGGTGTTCCTGTGGCATCTATCCTTACAAAAATTCTTTGATTAACTTCACCAACTGTTGCGGCCGTAAAAGATCCACCAAATGTTCCATCATCTGTACCAGACCCTACGAAATTATTTGTTCCTCGATTTTGAGATGGATCTTGAGTACCTATATTCATACTGTAGTTAATAAACAAGCCTACAGATGCACCATCAATACCTGATGATCCTGCACTACCTGAAGAACCTGAAGTTCCAGCGGTACCAGCCGATCCAGATATACCTGAAGATCCTGAAGATCCAGTTGTACCAGATGATCCTGCTGATCCTGCTGAACCTGTGCTACCAGTCGAACCTGCACTTCCAGTTGATCCTGCACTACCTGAAGATCCAGTTGTACCAGATGAACCTGCACTACCTGCTGAACCTGTGCTACCAGTCGAACCTGCACTTCCAGTTGATCCTGCACTACCAGTCGAACCTGAAGATCCAGTTGTACCAGATGAACCTGCTGAGCCTGCTGAGCCTGTGCTACCAGTTGATCCAGATGATCCTGCTGAACCAGTTGAACCTGCACTACCTGAAGATCCAGTTGTACCAGATGAACCTGCTGAACCTGCCGAGCCTGTGCTACCAGTTGATCCAGATGATCCTGCTGAACCAGTTGAACCTGCACTACCTGAAGATCCAGTGCTTCCTGTCGAACCTGCTGACCCTGCTGAACCTGTGCTACCAGTCGATCCTGCTGATCCAGTTGTTCCTGCAGAACCAGACGATCCAGTTGTTCCTGATGATCCAGCAGAACCTGCTGAACCAGTTGAACCTGTGCTTCCAGCAGTACCAGATGTTCCAGAAGTACCAGAATCACCTGTTCTAGCAAAAGTAACTACAATATCTAAATTGTTTGTGAAAAAAGTATCTTGACCAGCAATTTTTGCTACCGTTAAATCTTGATAACCAGTGTTATTTGTTACACCAGTAATCGAAAACATAACAAATTCATCTGTAAATGTCTTACGATTAATCCTTACATGACCTTTAATTGCTGAAGATGAATTCGCTATTTGACTAAGAAACGATTCTGTATCAGTAGAACTTTGATCAAATTCACTTATTGCGATAGTATCGACTTGAGAAAATACTGTTGGTGCAGAACCACTTGCGATACCTACTGTTAATTTACCTGCACCAGGGCCACCATGAGCACCATTAAATACAGTGTTATTATATTTGTAAGCGAATGCGGCACCACCAAATACACCGTCTCTTCCAGAAGAACCTGCAGTTCCTGATGAACCAGCCGTGCCAGACGAACCCCCACTTCCTGCTGAACCTGCAGTACCTGAACTACCACCTGAACCAGATGATCCTGCTGAACCTGTTGTTCCTGCACTGCCTGAGGAACCTGCACTACCTGCACTGCCTGCGGAACCTGCAGTTCCTGAACTACCACCTGAACCAGATGATCCTGCTGAACCAGCGGACCCTGCTGAGCCTGCACTACCTGCACTGCCTGCTGAACCAGCGGACCCTGCTGAACCTGCACTACCTGCTGAACCTGCCGACCCTGCACTTCCTGATGAACCAGTTGTACCAGATGAACCTGCACTACCTGCCGACCCTGCTGAACCTGCACTACCAGCAGAACCAGACGATCCTGCTGAACCTGTGCTACCTGATGAACCAGTTGTACCAGATGAACCTGCACTTCCTGCACTACCTGCACTACCTGCAGAACCTGCTGAACCAGCGGACCCTGCTGAGCCTGCACTACCTGCACTTCCTGATGAACCAGTCGTACCAGATGAACCTGCTGAACCAGCGGAGCCTGCACTACCAGATGTGCCAGTTGTTCCTGATGATCCGCCAGAACCTGAACTTCCTGCGGTACCTGAACTACCTCCAGAACCTGCTGAACCAGCGGACCCTGCCGAGCCTGCAGAACCTGCTGAACCAGCGGAC